CCCAGCCAATGTGCCTCCAGCAACCGGCTGGCCGGATGGCGCAGGCCGGCCTCCCGCTCCAGGCCAAAATGGACCGCCTCACTCTCCTCGATCTCCTCGTATCTGCCCGGGCCCAGCTCGCCCGCCGTCGCGCCCAGGCGGAACTGCAGCCCGGGCCGGAGCGGGTACACATAGAGGCCGATGACCAGATTGTCGCCGTCCATCCCGCAGTCCACCAGTCCGCTGGCCGGATCGATGCTGCCGTCCCCGTAGAGACGGCGGGACAGATAGCGCACCAGCCCTGCCCGACTCAGGGCGCTCTGTCGCCACTCCTGCTGCTCCAGCAGGAGCAGGTCCTCAGGCTGCCCGCCGGCCTGATCTGGCGCAAACTGCAGGGACAGGGCAGGATCGGACATCTCAGACCTCGCCCTCCACCTGCCAGCAGATGGGGATCTCGCTCGGCCCGAAATCCGTGGTCCCTGGCGGAATGACGGATTTGACCCAGAGCGGGCAGGCTGCGGGCGACGTGGCAAACGTTATTTTGTCGCCGCTCACATGGCCGCTGCCGTGCCCCCCTGCCGGGATGCGCAGGTAGGGCTGGCCGGAGGCATGGCCGGCCGGGTTGACCGGGGCCGCATCCTGGTCGGTCTGGAACGTGCCCACGAGTCCCAGCGTATCGCCGCTCAAGGTGAAGGCCTGCGCGCTGGTGTACTGGATGGTCCACCGCTGCCGGATCGTGCCCAGGTTGGTGAGGCGCACCGGGTAATTGCCCTCGTCGTAATCGCCCGTACCGCTCTCCGCCCAGTCGCTGAGCGCCGGACTCAGATCTGCCGCCCTGTAAACGGTTGATACCCTGGTGCCCGCAGCCACGGTGTAGCTGCCAGCCAGAGGTTGATCCAGCGTGATGGTCAGGTTCAATCCGGCGACCGTGGGCGATCCGGAAATTTTCCGCAGCTCCTCCGCCCCTGTGGTTGAGGCGGTATTTTCAAAGGCTGCCCGGGAGCTGATCAGTATCTCCCGGCCCGCCACAAATGCTGCCGCCTGGGCCGCGTCCTCCAGTAACACCGCTATCGTCCCTGCGCCGGCGCCGGCGTTTGCGGCCAGGACCGCGCAGCAGTGGATATCGCCTGCAATCTGGCTCTCCACATCGTCCTGGGTGCCGGGCCGGAACAGGGCATAATCACCGTAGGCCGTGGGCCGGTCCATCACAACCATCACAGCCTGACCGGCCAGATTCTGTGCGTTGAGATTGGCCAGGAAAAGCTTGCGCCAGCGCGTGCCCCCGGAGGCCAGAAGCGCCGAATTGACATCCGGAAACGCGTTGTTTTTGGCGGACAGCGCAATGGGCGATCCGCCCAGGCGTCCGCCGTTTGTGGCCGGGTCGGCAGACACCGTGGCCGACAAAAAAACCTGCAAATCGCTGGACAGCAGAGTCATGGCAAAACCTCGATGAGATTGATGGTGGCGCCGATGCGATCGTCGTCCCTGTAGTCCGCGTTGTACTCGTCCCACAGATCAGGGGACTCGATGCTCTGGATGAGGACCCGGTAGACGCCGCTGTGATGCCGGAGCAGGACGGGACGGGCCTGGGCCTGGAGGGCGCGGATCCGGGCCAGCTCGCCCACCGTGAAGTAGCCCGGCTGCCCCTCCAGCCTGAGGGGTCGCCCGCCCTGGGCGGTGTCGGCAAACCAGAGGTGGCGGCCGTCAATGGTGCGTTTCTGGGCGATGCTGGCCGCGCACCACTCGTGCTGGCCGCTGAGGACGAGCTCCGGACTCAGTTCCAGATCGCCCAGAAATGTGGCGGCCAGGGTATTTCTGCCCGCGCAGTCGTCCGGCATCTGTCACCCCCTGAACGCGGTGCGGGAAACCCGGTTTGAGGAACGCAGGCTGTACCAGCGCTCCAGTTTTTTTACGGTGCGCTCGTCGGTTTGCATGGGAAACGAATCCCCGCCGAGCGAGAGGTTAATGTTCACGGTGCGGCCGCCGCCCGCAGCGGCAACCGGAGCCGGGATCGGCAGCAGCGCAGAGAGATCCGGCAGGCGCAGGCGGTTCAACGCCTCAAAGAGGCCAGCTCCAAAGCGGCTCACCGCTTCTTTGCGGATCACGTACTCGCCTGCCTCCAGCAGCGCCGGTATCCTGTCCCCACCGCCGAAGCCGGGCAGTTTGCCGCCACGAGCCAGCCTGGCCGCGCCGATCAGCCCGCCAGACTGGCGCTTTTCCACGACGCGTTTGTAGATCGTGATGGTAGTTTCGTGGGGCTTTTTCAACTCGGCGGCCAGCTCTTTGCCCACCGTATCCACAGCCTGTGTGCCCGCCTTTTTTACCGGTTCCCAAACGCGGTCGGCATCGGCCTTGCTCAAGGCGACAGCCTTCATACCATCTGTGATAGATGCACTGATATTTGTGGCAAAGCCTTTGCTGTTTACCCAAATTTTCTGCGCCTCCCGTGCTTTCTTCCCGGCTTCCTCGGCCGCCGCGCCCATCTTCTGCCAGCTGGCCAGCCAAAGCTTCTCGGCCTCGCTCATCTCAGTGGTGAGATCGGCAAAACCAGATTCCCCCACCAGTTTGTCCATTAAATTGCCGGCTTCCTGCTGTTGCTCCTTCAGCAGGTCGATTCCCAGCCGGCCCGCCTCTTCCACCCCGGCCATGGCCCGTTTCAGCGCGTCAGTCCTGGAGACCAAAACCGTGTCGCCGCTTTTAACCTCGACGTTCAAACTTTTGTAACTTTGCTTGGCCTGATCGGCATAGGAAATGGCTTCCTTCCATTTGGCTTCGCCGGTGATGGTATCGCCTGCCGCCATGGCCGCTCTGGCCTCTTCCGCCGCCCGCTTCGCGGCCTGCATGTACTCTTCCGCTTCCTTCTTGCGGTCGTCCCAGGCTTCCGCATCGGTCATGCCCGAGCGGCCCATTTCGCGGAGTTCGGCGGCAAGGTCTTTCTCGCGACCCGTAATCTGATCCTGGAGATCCTTGATTTTGTCGAAGTAGTCCTGATACTGCTTCTTCATAGCGTCCAGCTTTTCTCCGGTCACCCGCTGGACAGCCTGCATGCTCTCTTCAGTGGCCTGCCGTTTGTCGGCTTCGCCCTTGACCCATTTGCCGGTGGCCTGGTCAAGATGGATTTGACCCGCCTGCACGGCCCGGACCAAATCCTGGTGGCTCTTGACGACTACCCCGGTTTCCCGGCTGATCTCCGAATATTTCTGGCGCAGATGTTCCTGCATCTGGGCGGTTTGAGCAGCCCGCTCTTCCGCCTCCTTCATGGCGGCGTTACCTTCCCGCCACATCTTCCAACAAGTCCCGCCAACGACAGCCACGCCCGCAAGCAGAGCGGCAATCGCCCCAAAAGAAACCGTGAATCCCTTGGCTGCCAGGGCGGCGGCCTCGATGTCGGCAGTCAGAACCGGAATTTTGGATGCAGCTGCCGCAGCGTTTATGCCAACCAGCGAGGCCTTGAATGCATGGCCCGCCAGAGACAACGTGCTGATGGCATACACCAGCGGCTTGGCGGCCAGGCCTATGGCGCCCAGTGTAACGAAGAGTGTTGTCAGCCCCTGATTTTCCCTCGCCATATCGGCCAGATAACCAACTATGGGATTGAGGTATTCAGCGGCCCAGTTCGCCGCCCCTCTCAAACCATCACCTACGGAGCGCCAGATGTCCGCAAAACTGTTGGCCAGCAGCTGCAACTGGTTGGCCGTGGTGTCGCTCTGGGCCGCAAACTCCCGGTTCATGGCCCCGGCGACTTTGGTTTCGTCAGCCACCTGGCTCATGGCATCCCTGTAAGTTTGCAGACTGCCCACAAGCACGCCCACATCATCCTGGAACTGTTGCCCAAAGAGTCCGGTCAGTACCTCGGCCCGCTGCTGGCCTTCCAGTTTGGACAGCGTCTCCAACAGATGATCCAGCGCCTGTTGCGGCGAGGCCGCCACCTCCCGCGCCAGGCCTTCCGCGCTCATGCCAATAGCTTCCAGGGCCTCCTGAAAACGTTTGCCCTGGCTACGGGCTGTTTGCAGCTTGTTGAGCATGGCGTTGATAGAGGTGCCCGCCACCTCGGCAGGGCGGCCCAGAGAGAGCATGGTGGCAGCCAATGCCGCTGCGCTCTTGTCCGCGATGCCAAACTGTTTGGACGTGCCGCCAATGCGCAGCATGACGTTGACAATATCCTTTTCCCGGGCTGCCGTATTGTTGCCGAGCTGGTTGATAACATCGCCCAGCCTCTCCACCTGCGGAATGGAGAGCTGAAATACGTTCTTCATCTTGCCAATGGCGTCGCCCGCCTCATCGGCGGTCATGTCGAAGGCCACGGACATTTTTGACGTAATTTCAGTGAACTTGGCTATTTCTTCGCGGGCAATGCCCAACTGGCCGCCAATGGCCGCGATCCGGGCGAGTTCGCCTGCAGCCACCGGGATTTCCGTGGACATTTTGCGCAGTTCGTTGCCCAGGGTCTCAATCTCTTCCTTGCTGCCGTCCACGGTTTTGCGCACGCCCGCCATGTCGGATTCAAAAGAAATGCTGAGGCTGGCCGCCTTTTTCATGGCAATGAAACTGCCCGCGAGGGCGGCTACCTTGCCCTTGGCATCGGCCAGGGCGTGGCCCCAGCCGTTGGTCCTGGCCTGCAGTTCCTCCGTGGCCCGCAGCATGGCCATATGAGCCTGGGCTTTTTCGTGCCCGCTGGCGAGGGGGTCGGCGGCAATGGTTTTGTATGCGGCCTTGATTCTGTTAATTTCGGCGGCAATTTCACTGTGTTTTGGCAGGCCCAGCAGGGTCCGCGCCTGGCCTGTGGGTGTACCCGCGCTCAATTCCCGCCTGATTTCCTGGATTTTGACACGGGCCTGTTCCTCGGCCCTGGCAATTTCATTCCAGGAGGCAGTGCCACTGTGCCTGAGCGTGTTCAGCGCGTTTTCTATCCCGGCGATATCCTGCTTCAGACTGGTATCAGAACGCAAACCGCCCAGCAGGCTCCGCGCCGCACCCACATGGCCGCCCTTCTGCACAGCCAGCGAGAGCTTGCTGTACTGTTGCGCCGCATCCCGAGCCGTAAGGCCCTCCTGTTTCAGGGCAATGGCTGACTCCCGCAGCTGCCGCTGCTGCCTGTCACGCGCCTGGCTCAGACGGTTCAGGGCAGCAGCGGCAGCTTCGTAGGCAGCCCGGTCGTCCTGAGAGCCGCTCTGTTGCCAGGCCGATTTCAGGTTTTGCGCCGCTGTTTTTGCCTTGGCAATTTCAGTCAGCAGACCCTGCAAGGACGCTTTGCTTTGCCGGAAAGCATCCACCCTGCCCAATTGATTCAGGTCGTTCTGGAGCTGTTTGAGATCATTGCCCGTATATTGGGCCTCGATGTCCAAAACGAATTTACTTGCCGACCGTGCCATGACTGATTATTTTCTGAGTAAAATAGCGGAGCCTGCCATGGATCTGATTGAGTTCACCGAGAAACATCCTGGGTTGTGGTATATCGGAATGCCTTGTCTGGGAACCGCTCTGGGCGTCATGTGCCCACCATTGGGCCATATCATTGTGGCGTGCGCCATGGCGGCCCTTGGCGTAGCCGCCCTAGTCGGTATACTGGCAATCATTTTGCGGTAACCAAGGCCGTCGTCTATCTTTGCTTTTTCCCAGCCTCCACCAGCTCTGCCAGGGCATCCTGATAAAAACTCCAGCCGTACTCCCATGCCTGCGCGTGCCCATGGCGAATGAGCGCGCACAGGATTTTTCGTATCTTTTTCAGCTCTTTTGCGCGAGTTGTCCGGCGCTGGGCAGGATCGGGCTGAACCGCTCCAGCAGCCGGGACAAAAAAGGGTTGACCTCCGTGGCAGCGTCCCAAATCAGGGCAGCGTCCGAAGGCGCGATGTCGCCGTTCAGCCTGTCCGCATCCAGGCCGCAGGACAGGGCAACGGCCTCCAGGGGCAGGCGCTTCCCATCCGCCACCATCATGGCCTCGATGGCGTAGAATGGCCGCTCGCCCTCCTGTTCCATCAGCCCCGTGACTTGGGCCACGGTCAGCTCCCTGACCGTGATCTCGCCCAGACTGTCAATGTTCAGTTTCTTTTCCTTGCGCATGGTCCCCTCCTTATCGCAGCGGCAGGCCGTCAATGTGACCGTAGTCCGATTGCCCGGTGGGGATCTCCGGGGTGAGCTTCAGCTCGATCGTCTCGTGGTCGGTGTCCTCATTGGAAACAAAATTGATCTCCGCGTTGCTGGAGATCAGGCATTTCCTTAGATAAACACGTACATGCTCGTCAGAGTACTCATTGATCAAATCGCCCTTAATGGCAACGCGCATGGACTGGCCCGCGCCGATGGTAACCCGGCCCGCCTTGTCCTCGGCCACAGTGGCACTGATTTTGACCGTGGTGTTGGCCACCGCGTCCGCCTGGGCGGCAATCATGCCCAGAGTCAGGTTGATGCTGTAGTCAACACCCTCGTGCAGTTCCGTGCCGCCGGCGTCAGTAACCGTCACGCCGGAGAGCAGCTCGCTGCCGACCTCCACATATTCGCCGAGGCCCTTCAGGTGCACCTCCTGATTCGTCAGGGCGGAGCCGGCACCCGCGTTTACGCTGACAAGGCCCTTGAGGGCCTTGGCCACGTTGGCGGTGGTGTATTCGTGCAGGGTGAGGCTGCCGGTCGCGCTGCCGGGGTTTGGTTTGGAGCCGATGACCAGCCCCCGGGTTTTGCAGGTACGGCCTTTGATGGTAGTCGGGTCCTCGTCCTGTAATTGGATGGACAACGGATAAGCCTCGCCCAACTCCAGCCAGGGACCGGTGATTGTGCCGTCGTCCGCAACAGGGGCCGTCCAGATGCAGCCCACATAGGTAGCCAGATGTGCCATGTTTCTCTCCTTTTGGTTGTGTTCAATGCGGGCAACGGCGTATGTCACCCTGATAAACGAATTCCAGCTTGAGCCTGCCGTAGTGGTAGGGGTGGGGCTGGACGCCTTCATAATTCGCATCCGGATGGCCCAGACGGAATGAGAACGGCTTTTGCAATTTGTAGGGCGAGAAGCCGGTCACGCCCGCGAGGCCGGAGAGCCGGCGCGTCAGGGTCAACAGCTCACGACTGCCGTCCATAATGCTGCCGGGCGTATAGATCCCGAAATCCACCACCAGCTCAAAGCTGGACAGGCCCCGATCGGTAAATTCGCCTGCGTAGATGCACCAGCGCACAAATGGGGGATCGTCGCCCTCAACCTGGTCGGGCGTCATGCGCGGCACCATGCTCTCATAGATATCAATAGGGCTGGCCACGCCGGTCGAGCGCCTGACAAAGCGCAGACCGTCCAGCAGGGCCTCGAGCTGACCGGTGAATGTGGCGGAAAAAGTGGCGTCCATCAGCGCAGCCCCCGCACGTTGACTTCGTAATTCAGCTCTTCCGCGAAACGCCTCTGGAAGAGTTCAAAGGCAGCCGCGCCGCGGCGGGTAATGGAGCGCTCCATCTCATCCGCGATAGACACAGGGCGAGGCTCGTAGATGGGCAAACGGCCCGCGTGCACATTGGGGCCGCCGCCCTTGCCCCGGTAGATTTCCGGTGTCCAGTAGCGGGAGCTGTAACGCATGAACACGGCTCTGTGGCCCGAGGGCATGGTGGCGACAAATGCACGGGCAAAGCGGCGCTTGCCGACCCGTACCGCGGTTTTCCCTTCTTTGGGCTCGCCCAGGGCGCTGATCGGCACGCTGTACGCGCCGAACCAGATGCGCAGAACCGGCTCGCCCTGCACAGGCTCGGCATAGACCCGGTTTCCCAGGGCCTTCTGCGGGATTTGCGCGGCCTGGGCCACATCCTTTTTGACCTGCACCCCGATATTGCCCGCCACTTTACGAAGCGCCCGAATGGCGGCCCGGTGCACCTGTTTTTCCGTGGCCGCGAATTGCTGGATAATGGGAGCCACATCGTCCCTGGAGATGGTCAGATTGAGCATCAGCGCACCATGTACCGGGTGATTTGCAGGCGATACACGCCCGGCCCGTGGGGGATGGGGTTTTCGATAACCCATTCCACACCGGCCAGGCTCATTGTCTGGCCGGTGTGGGGCTGGTAGCCTAAATCACCAGCCAGCAGATAGATGTCCATGCGGGCCTGCATGAAACCGTCCGGGGTCATAATGGCCTGCTCCGGCGTATCCAGCACCACCCGGCAGGCCCGGCCGCCAATAACAGCATCCTGTGCCGGGCCGTCCGGGTCAGCGAGGGTCTCGCCGAAATCCGCCAGCAACTGCTCCTGCAGGCTCATCTCTCAACACTCAGCGGCCATTCAGCAGGACCTGCACGCTCGCGTCGTCCGCGGCGGCTGCCTGCACGGCAAATCCAGCCCTGGTGCCAGTGCTGGTCGTGTCAATGGTGCCGGAGCTGTTCAGGTATACCGTTTTCCCCTGGTCAATGGCCGTAGAGGCCGTTTTGGGCAGCATCCAAACTTCGCTGATGCCGAGTTCGCCGGTCGCGCCGGCAGGGATTTCGCCCAGAGCAATGCCCACGATATCCCCCACCGCTACGAGGCTGCCTACTGCCAGGCTCGTGCCGCCCGCATTGGTGTAGCTGATGGTTTTCCCAGGATCTACATGTCCAAACGCCATATAATCACCTCATGCTGTGATGGCGGGGCGTCAGCCCCGCCTGTTCTTTTTTACGCGCCGGGGTTGTAGAGCACGCCGCGCCAGGCAACCCTGCCCACACCGAAACAGTGCCGGCATTTGATGCGCACCCCGTCGGTAATGAAATCCACATCCTCGTCAATAACCGGGCTCTCCTCGCCGTCCAGCCAACTGGCCTCGAAAACCGGGGCCTGAGAGGGCGCGGCAAACAGATACCAGGCGCCAGCCGCTACGCGCGGGTCGGTAATAACCTGCACCATGCCGGCCAGCGGGTTGATAACTGCAGCTGATTTGTTGTCATTGACGTTGCCGGTGGAGCCGATCAGCACGTCGGCGCGGAATTTGTCTTTGGTGGATACCAGCAGAAATGCAGGCTGCAGATCCAGGTATTCGCCGCCCAGCCCCCGAGTGGACCACAGCGCCTGAATAGCCTCCTCGAGCGAGGTTTCCGACAGGGGGGCGGCGGTCAGCAGGTTGCCATGACCAGCGGAAAAAAGCGCATTGCCGTCGCCCATGGTCGCAGTCGAGGTCAGGGCCTCAAAAAACATCCTGGTCTCCATCCGCTGGGCAGCCGCGCCAAAACGGCGGGTGACGCTCGACAGCACCCCCCATTTGTCGTTAACCAGCATCTCAAACGTATATGGGAATACCCGGCCAGCGCGGGTAATCCGGTATTTTTCCCCGCTCTCCACCGCATCCGCCGTCTCGTACTCCCCATCCTCCCGGACGGTTTTGAGATCAAAACCGCCGCCAAATGAGTAGGCGTACATATCCCGGAAATCCGTCGCCGTGCCGACAGCGGCCAGAGGCCGCCAGCTCTGGGGCGCCTCGGTGTAGCCGGCAAGCAGGGTTTCTTTGCCAATGCCGGTCAGCAGCAGGGGGAAATCACTGGTGGAGTGGGGAATCAGGGCGCGGCGGGCAATCTGGCTGGCCGACATCATTGCGGTATTGACACCTGCACGCTCCAGACAATTGCGAGCCAGACCCAGCGGCGAAAGCGCCCGGAACTCTGCAGCGCCGGGCGCGGGCTGCGGTTTGCGCACGCCCACCTGCATCAACACGCCATCAATCGCGGCGGCCCGGAATTTTTCGTCAGCCTCCAGGCCGACCGCAGGCGCAGTGGCAGCCGCGCCAAATGGCTGGTTGCTGGCTTTCAGATACTCCAGCACCGCCGCCCTGGCCTCGTCCAAATTTTTGTTGCCGTCGATCAGGGCGCGGGCCCTGTCCTCCGGCACGCCAAAATGGACGCACAATCCCCTGATCTCCTCAACACGCACGCGCTCGGCGCGGGCTGCGGCCAGGGCCATCTCACGGGCCTGCTCCTCGGTGACAGCCGGGGCGGCCAGGACTGGGGACTCGCGGGTCTCTTCCGCTGCGGCGGGCTCCAGCGTCTCTTTTTCCGGGCCATTGTAGACAATACCCTCGGACACCAATTTGCGGTGATGTTCCCAGGCCTGCTCTTCGGTGGCAGTGGCGGGCAGGCCGTTAGCCTCCAAAAACGCTCGCAATTGTTTATGCATGATTTTCCACTCCTTTTTCTCAGTTGCGGCTTGCGCAGGCCTTCAGGGCGCGCACCTTCGCCAGATTGTCCGCCCCAATGGGCGTGATAGAAAACTCCAACAGTTCGGCCTTGGTGCTCACCTTGAGCGGGCCATTGTAGATTTTGCCCCTGATATGGGCGCTCTCGCCCTCGGGTATCCAGACGCTTTTCAAAACGCGATAGCCTATGGATCCGTCGGTAAGGTGCCCCTCAGCGACTTTGGCCGCCGTCTCGCGGGCCAGTTCGGACGCCTGCGAGAAGCGGACGCGGCCCATGAGGGCATTGTAGTTTTTGACTATCTCTTGGCCGTCCAGCACAACCGAGCCAATAAGATCACTGGCGCTGCTCCGGTTATGGCTGTCCAAAAGCGGAATCTGCTTGCCTGCTGGTCTGAGTCCGTCAATGAGCAGCACCTCGTCCACCAGATCCCAGCGCTCCCAGTCAAAAACCCTGGCCGGCTGTTCCGTGGCCAGCACCCAGCGCAGGTCCTCGCCCGGCTCATTTTCCGCATCAGCCGTGGCCCGGCCTGCCGGGGGAGGAGAGGCAGGCGAAGGGGTGGACGCCTGCGCCCCGGCATGGGACGCGGCCAGGGCCACGGCGCGGATGGTGATGCCTGCCTGGGCCAGGCGGGCGTATTCGGGAGCGGGGGCAAAATCGTTCATTCGTCGTCTCCAGGAACGAGGGTTGCGTCGGCCAGACTGGCGTTCTGCCGCCTGAGCTCGTACAGGCGGGCCAGTTTCTGCTCCTCGTCTATCATGGTCTCCAGCTCATTCGCGAAATCGACACCCTGCTGCATCATCTCGCGAGTACGGCTGGTCAGGGCCTTGTCAATACGCAGAATCGAGGCATTCGCGTCCTTCTGTGGGTCAACCCACTGCCAGCCGGGATTCTGTTGCTCAAAGCTCTCCAGCCATGGATACGGATTATCGGCGAAGCCCGGCATCGTAGACGGTGCGATGCCTGCAGCCCAAGCCGACTCGATGAACCAGCGGACAATGCCGTCCAGCATGGCCTCGGACAGAAAAAACTGCAGCCCCTGATAACTGAGCCGCTCCTCCAGCGCGCCGGAGCGCGCCGAGCTGTAGCTGGCATCCGTGTAATCGTTGCCAAATGCCTCGTAAGAAATACCCAGACCAGCGCTCTGGGTGCGGCGACTCTCCTTGACGTAGTCCGGATATTGATTGCCCGGCCGATTGTGACTGGCGATCACGACGTCGGTGCCATAGGGCAGGGCCTGGATGCGGCCCGGCTCGATGTAATCCGGCAGCGCCGGCACGTTCTGGGGCCAGGCCCCAGGCCACTGGCTCTCCGGCGTGCCGGGCGCGCCGGTTACCCCCAGGCCGCCCAGCGGGTTCGGGGTAATGTTGTTGTTGCGGACAAAAATGCCGAATGCCGCAGCCAGTTTGGCCCCGATCCGCTCGTAGTCCCGATACTCCTGGAGATCGTAGGCCTCCAGGATGAGGGAGGCCAGCCAGCTCATGCCTGCGGTCTGGCTGATGCGGCTGGCCTCGTGCACGTCAATAATGTCGGCGGCCGGGATGCGCCGGGTCTCGCCCCTACCGTTGCACTGGTAGTCGCCAGGGTGCCGGCTGAGGAAATAGTAGGCGGTAAACTCGCCGGTCACCGGATCGAGCTCTTTGCCCTGCCGGGCAATGTTGCCGTTTTTCTGCGGCCCGTCCACGCGCAGGTCGAGCATGTCCCGCTCCATCAGCTCCAGCCGCAGGGGTGGAATACCCGGCACGCGGGTGTCGTAGGCGCGGTGGATATAAAACTCCCCGTCGCTCCACATGGTGGCCAGACCCAGCCGCTGGATTGTCCAGAGGCTCTGCCGACGGTTCAGGCCCGCATATGCGGCCCAGCGGGTGAAAAGCCGCGCCCATTTTTTGTTGGCGACGGCATCCAGTTCGCCGGAGCTAGAGCGAAACAGAAAGCGCGGGGCAATGCCGTCCCGCACGGTATTGTTGACAATACGTCTGATCGCGCCCCTGATGCTGGGGTTGTTGATAGCCTGATCCCGGCAGCGATCCACCACCAGGCGCAGGCCGCGCCTGATGTCCGCATCGCCGGTGGAGCGGCGGGGGCGGAATCTCATATTCGGCCCCCCGGCAGCGCCGGCCTGATAACCCCTGGCCTCGCGCTCGGCAATGACCTGCCGGGCAGGACGGTCACCTATGTAGATGACAGGCTCGCTCATCTGTGCCCCCACCCGCCGAACACCGCCTGGCTGTGTTGGAAGGGCCCGCCGCTCTTGGCCGCGTCCTCGTCCGCCACGGCACGCTGCAGATATTTGATCAGGTTCAGGAGCTCGTCTATGTTGTAGCGAGCATAGGTTATGCTGCCTATGCGATACTCCCTGACCGCGCCGGTCAGGATTTTTTGCAGGGCGGCATTGGCTATGGCCAGCAGCTCTCGGTTGGTGATGGGGGGGTCGGGCATGGCGATCTCCTGTCATGTTTGCGGACAGGATACGCCACAGGGGACAAGGAAAAAAAGAAGCCAGGTTCCAGAATTGGAAAACTTCCATTTCTGGAAACAAGTTGTTGAGGCGTGGCACGAAATATGCCCTATATTTAGGGCAGGCACAAAAAAAGGGCATTCCTTCCAGAATGCCCTGCAAAAAGTGATTTTTCTTGCTATTGGGCCGGCGCTGCCGCGGGCGCTTTTCCCCGCTCCGCGGCCGGGTATTTTGCGGCCAGATAGTAGTCAATGGCCTGGGCCACAAATTTTGACCGATCAAGCCCGGGCGTCCCCTCGGTTATTTCCGCGATGCTCTCCAATTGCGAGCCGGGGAGCATGATGCTGATTCGGGTTTTAGGCCGGTTATCCGCCACTACCCGAGCGTCCGGGGCGATGGGAAACACCAGATCGCCCGGCTCGGCCTGGGCAAGAATAGCCTCATAAGGTGAAGGGTCGGAATAATCCCGGCCCTTGCGGCCACAGCCGAGGATTATAGACAAGGCTTCCACCGCCATATCCAAAGCCTCGTTCAGGTCGTGCCCCTGGGAAATCGCGCCGGGCGCGTCCGGAAAAATCACGCCGTAGCCGCCTTTTAGCGCCTCACTCCGCAAGGGCCGAAACAATCCAAAAAACGCCTGCATACCTGTACGCGGGGCCTTGCGGCCCCGCCCTCCTTATTTGCTTGCCTGCTTGAGGATGACCTTCACCATAATCTCGTCAATCTCTGTGTGGCGCGGGACAGTGAAGGGGTATCCGTTTTTACTCAGCCATTTTTCATGGCCTGATCCCTTGTGTTTTGTTGTTGCCCCCATGGCGAGCAACTTTTCTATGAGGTAGGTTCTTTTCATTGGCCCCTCCTTGTTGCCGTTTCCTCATGCCTCTTTTATATATAAAACATACAAAAACAATAAGTGAAAAATTATGCTTTGCATAAAAAAAGAGCGCCCCATAATTGGAACGCTCCACCATTTTCATGAGCCCACAAAACGCTTAATGGTCATCCTGCACAGATTTTATACTCTTTCCGAGGACACACAACACGCAGGATTGATTCCCACATTTGTGGTAACGGATGCGGACATTGTCCTGCCAGGGCAGAGTTTTGACGATACCCATTTTTTGCCCGCAGGCAGGGCAGATCGCGCCATGCCTGGGCGAGTAGTCCACCCCAGTTTCCGCCTGCTGAATACACAGTGCCGCCGCCCGCATTGCTGCCTTATTCATTCCGCGCCCTCCGCCAGCTCCCCACATTTTGCCAGAATATCTACGTACCACCGCCGCACCGCCTCCAGCCGAACCTGCGGAACGCCAACCTCCAGCCAGAGAGCCGGGAGCGTCCTGGTCTCTCTGGCCCAAATTTCTGCTCCTCGTTCGTTGCAGTGCGCCGCTCCTGTAACAATGCGCTCCGCCACCTCAATCCACGTCCGCACGCCCAACACCGCAAAATGGCTGATTGCTCTCCTGTCATCCTCTGTCAGCGTGATCGGCTCAATTCGTTTCGCAAACAATTCCAATTGCATCATCGTCTCCCGCCAAAACCACTAGCACCAAACATCTGTCTGCCGCCGGTAAAAGGATTGGCGCCATGGTTCACGCTCCCGTCTCCAGTCCGCGCCGCGGCCGACGCTGGCCGGGGAGTTGACGCGGGCCGCGCCCGGAATTTGTACTCCAGTATCTCGCTGGCGATCAGCGCCATGACGCAACTGTCCCAGTAGTGGTTGGGCCGGTTTTTCGGGCACTGCCAGCGCATGTTTTCGTCCCGATATTCCGCGCAGAGGTGGCCGGCCTGCTCCAGGGTGAATCCCCGGTCAAAATGCCACGCGCCCACTTCGTCCGGCTTCATCATCAATTTCGCGGTCACCAGGTCCTTGTAAAAATGGCTGTCGCAGGTATAGAGCGGCACGCCGCCAGGGATGGGGCGGTTGGTGCCGGGGTACACGTCCGGGCGCGTAATGGAGAAAGGTCGCGAGCGCCTGCCCGTGCCGCGATAGGCCACCACCCGGCCAGGATGGCGCAAACACATGTCGTACACGTTCCCGGTGCGATGGCCCGCGCTGTCCTTGACCATCAGGGCAACCGAGTACACGTTGCCCTCCGCATCCCGGTACTCCACCCCGAACACCGCGTGCAGGAGCGCCGCGTCGCTGTCCACAAATCCGGCCCGCACGCGCCAGCGCTCGCCCTCCAGCCCCCAGCCAACCGCGTCAATCCAGTAGTAGTGCCCGTTGTCCTGGGTGTCCGATCCGCACACCAGGCCCTGCACCACGCCACCGCCAGGAACCAGCCCCTCGGGCCGGTCGTCCATGAGCGCCAGAAGCGCATCTTCCTCCCGCTCCCGATATTCCTGCACAAAATTTTCCACCTCATAGCCGTTGGCCCACTCGAGTTTTTCGCCAACTCCACCCTTTTGCGCCATCAGCCAGTGCCTGGCGATCTCATAGAGAGGCACGTCCCGGCAGTCCCAGGCCCTGTGGTGGAATCCGACGCTGGACGGCTCGTGCAGATCACCGCCCTTGATGCAGTACCAGTCCGGATGACGCAGGAGCTCCTGTCGGGCCACCTCGTCAATCAGGGCGCCGCACTGGGTGCAGGCGTAACTGATGGGCGTGGTCGCATCCAGCTCACTGGGGCTGGTGATGCCCGGGGGCAACACCAGCCCGGCGCCGTCGGGGCGAAACAGCTCACCGCAGTGCGGACAGCGCTGGCGCATCTCCCACACCTGCTGGCAATCCATCATGCCCTGATAAATCACCCCCTGGGCCGGGGTGCTGGCAAAAAAACGTTTATACAGCCCGTTGTAGAGGCGATTCCTTTTTTTGAGCAATTCAATGGGGCTGGCCTCACGGCCGGTCATGGCCGGGTATTTGTCCACCTCGTCGCCGAAGCAATATTTGGCCGGAAAAGCTGCCATGCTGGCCGCCGAGTTAGCCCAGGCCGGCCGGATGACCACGTTGTTTTCCAGGCGGATGCGGGTCAGAGTGGTGTCGTCCGCCCGATCGCTCACCATTTTTTTCAGGCTGCGGGATCTCGTCAGCAACGGCACCAGACTGCTCTCCACCATGTTGCGGGCCGTGGCCTCGGTCGGCATCAGATAGAACACGTCGCCAGGCGATACGCCCACGGCCCAGTGCAAACAGTTGAGCATGGTCTGCGTTTTTCCGCTCTGCTCCGAGGCGCAGTACCAAATTTCCCGCACCCAGGGCTGGCCAAATACGTCCATGATTTTGACCGTATGCGGGGAGAGGTGATGCCGCCACGGGCCCTGATGTGGACCGGCAGTGACTATCCTGTAGAGTCGGGCATATTTGGAGACCGCAATTTTTTCCGGCTCCACCAGGC